GGCTAACCACTGCGGCAGAGGCGGCACCGAAAGCAGTCAGGCTGACCTTGCCCATAGTCTTTGCGGCGCTTCCGATTTTGCCGAGTCCTTTAGATATCAGAGAACCTGATTTCTCTACGTCATTCTGTGCTTCCTTCAGTCCTCGCTCGAACATCGCCTTGTCGAGCGTGATTCGTGCCGCAAGATCAAATACATCCATTTACTCACCTCCCATCGCCGCCAGTTTGTCACTTATGCTCTTTTTGATGTCATCAGCTGTTCGCTTTTCCTCAGGCTTAAAAACATCTGCATACCTGACCGTCAGCTTATATGCACATCTCAAAGAGTCTGTAACGTAAATGCGGTATGTCTCTTCACGCTGATACTGACCATAGCGTGCGAGTACATACCGCAAAAATCTTTTTATTTCTCGCGTGCCTCGGTATTCTCCATAACAGAGCCAGAAGAGGCGGCATCCGTCTGGCTCTCCGAGGAAAAAAGCCCCTGAAGCATCGGGTCATTTAATAGTTCCATGATCTTCACCGGAAGCGTCACCAGATTCGGAGCGTAAGTCTCGACCGGTTCGCCGTCCAGAGTTGCCATCACCTCAAGGACGGCTTTCTTGTGCCCCTTAATCGCCGCTTTAACAGCCTGTATCATCATGCCTGACCGGAACCCCTCTGTCACCTGCTTGTCTGACAGGATCTCTGCCATCGGCTCTACAATGTCAGCCAGTACATCAAGGGCGTCTTCGCCATTTATCTCACTGATCTTCCTCATCTTGCCGTCCTTTCTTTATGCCGCCGGCGCGGAGCTGTAAAACTCCATCGGTACGGTGTCCTGGCTCGTGATTGATACATGGCCGGTGATCTCGATGGAAATCTGGCCTTTTCCGTTCTTGGTGGTCTGCAGGGAGAACCCACCGGTGGAAAGCGCGTTAAGCAGCCTTACCGCCACCATGCCTCCGTCAGCCCGGTCTCCTACCCACCAGAGGTCTGCGAAGTCGGTCTGCTCCAGCTGACGCCTCGGTACGATCTTCGTTGTGCCGTCCATATCCGCAGCACCAAGCGCTCTCTTGATGAGATCCGCAGACGCTCCAACAGCCGTTGTGCTGAGTGAGCAGTTCCACCCGGTGATCCTTTTTAATTCCTTTGTATTGTTCGGACAGTTGTCGATGTCCTCACCCCAGTCCTCAAACTCCGGCTGACAGGTCACGCTGATGCCGCCTGTGGTGGCGCAGATGATCGTGTTGTCTAGCGGTTTTGTCGGAGTCGCAGGAGTAAAAGATGTAAGCAGTACGCCTGCGTCCGTCTGGAGATGATTAAAGGTATCCTCGGGGATTACCGTAAAATTTCCCATCCTCTTATCTCCTTTCTTAATTTGTCAATGCCTCCGCTTCCAGCGTCAGCAGTATTCTTTTCACTTCGTTGTCTTCGTTCGGAGCGATACGCTGCGCGAAAGGCGTTTCGGCAGGCATCTTAAACCATAAATACCCGCCGTCTACCTTCACGATAGTTCCACTCGTGATCGCCGCCTGTATTTCATCAGCCTTCTGGCTCACGTTCTTCCATGTCTTTTCCCGATACCAGAGAGACGCGGAAAGTGTCATCTGCTGACCCATTTTTCCGTTCATCGCCTGGTATGTCAGCCTTGGGTATACCGGATCTTCCGCATCCAGAGCCGTCAGCTCATCAAATGCCGGAACCCCGAAGCCGTTCCAGAAAGCGTCCTGTGCCTGCCACTTATCCATTCGGTACCGTCCATTCCTCTGCAGTCACGTTCCGCATGTTGAGGGTTGCGCTTGCGGGAGTGGCGTTGTCGTCGCCGTCGGAGGTGACCCGGAAGACCTTGCCGTCCCTCTCCCTGCGGAACACATCGTGATACTGCAGATTGATGCTCTTTTCCGTGGTGACAGTATAGAGGGATGTAACGCCCTGCACGGATGCGGTCCGCGCCTCCATAGACGAGTTAAAAACGATCGCAGACAGAAATTCCGCTCCCTCTGTCCATGTGGGGATGATACCGCCATAACCATCGGGAACGGTCCTCTTATCAAGCATGATGCACTTTTCCATCGCCTCGGATAAAAGGCTCATATCTATCCCTCCAATGCCCTGTCGCGGATCTCCTGTCTGACTATCGTCCTGATCTCATCCGCGCCTCTGGGTCTGTAAATAATCTGTTGCTCCGCATCTTTTCTCAAAACCCGCGGCTTTGTACCGATGCGCTTATATCTTTTCAAGCGGTTTGCAAATGCCCCCTGCCACGTGCCGGAAAGACTGCCGTCAGCAGAAGAACCGCCGCCAGATTTGTTGTACGAGTACCCGCCGAAAGACTCGGAGTTGTACGGACTCATGTTGGCGCTGTCTGGAGCCTCGTATTTACTCCTCCATGCCTCGATATCCTCAGCAAGCGATATTACTGCAGGCGGAACTGCCATAAGCCATACCGCGCCGCTAAACACCTCTCCTACGAGGGATAAGTCCTCTCCGTACTGATGAACACCATCGTTAAAAAGACTGCCTACAATGCGGAAATACTGTCCATCTCTGAGGATTTCGCCGTCATTAAAAGATGTTATCTTCCCGTCACTGATTTCAAACTGCCCATAAAACCTAGCACATTCGAACCAGTTATTTAGCTCCTCGCACAGTTCTGTTAGCATTCTTCTTCACCTCCGGCGCTCTCTCCGGCTTCTTCTCCGGGATCTCCTCGATTAGCGGAAAGCCTCGGCGATTTTTGTCTGTGGACAGCTCCTCTATCCGGGCTTTCTCTGGCTTATAGCCGAGACGGGGATAAACGTCCCCCGCCTCGTATCCATAGCAATCATCACGCAGGTCAGTAAAGGCTGTTATTACGCGGTATGTCATGCGCTTGTATCAGTTGCCGATGCAATCCAGATGCTTCCCGGATTGTAAAGGACCGGCATAAAGAGGGAGGAAGCCTTCGTCCACAGAACCGCAGGATCTTTCTCCATCCACTGGGAAATGTACACGTACTGATTTTCTGCGCTCGTAGCCACATCCATGAAGCGCGCTGCGTCTACTTCAGGCGGCGCTCCCCAGAGACCGATACCCAGTCTTCCGCCTGGATTAGTGGCGAAGAAGGTGATCTTATCCGCCGGGTAGTACCTCTTCGTGGTGATGGTCGGCCTTCCGTTTGCTCCGATCACTGCGGATGAGCCGTAGGTCAGATCGTTGGTGATCACGGTGGTGATTCCAAACTCCTCGTTAAGCCAAGCCTCAAGAGCGCTCATCCGCACCATTGCGCCGATACCGATGTTGCCATTGATCGCCTGCTGTACGGAGGCATGCTTCCTGATCTTTCCGATCACGGCCCTGGATGTAAGGATGCCATTGAGCGTCACGCCCTTTGCGGCTGCTGCATCCACGATAGCCTGGATCTGAGCCGGGACATCCTGACCGGCAGCAAAGTCGATGGAGAAGGCGGTCTGAGCAGCAGCAACGCCGTAATCAACCGTAAGGTTAAGGTTGTTCTCTTTGATGGTGACCTTGCCGGTTGCCATCAGTTCGTTCTTTGCGACCTTGGTTCTGGTCACGACCTGGTCAGCAAGCCTCACGCCGTCCTCGATGACATAGTTGTACAGCGCGTCCTCCCTCACGCCGGAGCGGATCAGCTGGCGCATCCTCTCGGACTGGTTGATCTTGACCTTGATCAGGCCTTTCTCGATGTTGTGCGTGTCGATCGGCGCCCTGAAGGTGGTGTTTGCTTCAGTATCGAATCCATGGAACTGCGCCATCACCGGGATCTGATACTCATCAGCAATTGACTGCCACTTCGCGACAAGGTTGTCGGTGGCCTGGTCCCCGAAAAGTCCATCAATCGGATCGTTCGGTCTGGTAGGCTCAAAGTCCATATTCAGCCATTCATCCTGCGGAATGAGCCCGAGAATGTTATCTTCAAATTTTCCCATCTGTCTTACCTCCATTATTCAAAAGGCCTTGTAACAGCCGGTGATGTAGCCACGAATGTAAATCCCTTTCCTTCCAGAGCAGTCTTAGCCGCAGAAGCAAGCTTCCTTCCATCGTAGCTATAATAGGTCTTACCATCAGCGGCGGTAGTATCCGTTGTAAGCGCGTAGACATAGTTGGGCGAGGTCCCGCTTCTCTCATACAGGCCCAGATCTTTAGGATTCCCACCAGTCGGTACGGTCGCAGAACTGTACGTATCCACCGCTTCCGGAAGCCTGTCCTCATATACCGTTCCCCTGGTCACTACGGAGCCGGGCATATTGCCGCTCGTCACATCG